ACATCATCAATACCAAGTTTTTCTTTGTATTGTAAAATGACTTTATCACAAATGAGTTTGTAAATGTATTCTCGTAGTTCATCATTACCTGTAATCAACTCTTCCCAATCTTTAGACATAAACTTGTGATCTTCACCATTTTGGTCTGTTAAAGTATACCAAGCACCACCACTCTTGATGAGTTTGTGTTCTTTCAATACTGTTAACCAAGCACCATAATTATCTATTCCTCTATCGAAATACATATCATAGTCAGCGTGTCTCAATGGTGGTCCTAATCTATTCTTTACGATTTGAGCTCTACATTTCATACCCAATACATTTTTCTTTGTATCTTTTATCTGTCCCATATTTTTCAATCTAATACGAGTAGAGGCATGAAATGGTAATGCTTTACCACCACTTGTTGTCCACGGGTCACCAAACATCACACCAAGTTTTTGTCTTAATTGGTTTGTAAATACTAAGGCAATATTTTGTCTACCAATCATTTGAGTAATCTTTCTCATGGCCTTTGATATAATGATTGCCTTAGCGGTTGCCCAACCATCTTTCTCAAAGTCGGCTTCCATTTCTACTTTAGTGGATGCGGCTGCGAGTGAATCAACTAATATTGTAACCAATCTATCTTTGTCGGATTCTCTTACCTTTGTAACGATTTCATCAATGGCCTCGAATATATCCTCAACAGTTTCTAAATGTAGATATAACATTTTACTGAAATCTACTCCTATAACCTCTAAGAACTCTTGAGAAACGGATGTCTCGGTATCTATATAAACCGCTATACCACCCTTCTTTTGAGTTTCTGCTAGGATGTGTGCTCCAAGTAAAGACTTACCACTTGATTCTAATCCATTGATTTCTGTGATTCTACCCACAGCGATTCCACCATTTGGCCTATTGGATATGGCCAAATCTAACATTGAACTACCAGTAGAGACAAACTCTTTAATATCAGTAGGAGTTGAATCACTACCATCTAAAAAGTATGCCACTTTGGTATCTTTGAATTTTTTATTTAAACTATCGGCCAAAGTATCGGCCAAAACATCATGTACTGACATTCTTATCTCCAAAATAAATAGAAGGCGTATTTAAACGCCTTCTATCTGTTTATTATTATTTACGAATTAAATAGTTCGTCAAATGCTTCAGTTGTATTGGATACAGTTTTACTGGCAGCCAAGTCAGCAGTTGATACTTGAGTTTCCTCTGTAGAATCATCTTCACTTGGATTCAACCAATCATTCAATACACCTGTTAAGTCATCATAACTCAACTCTTGATAGATTTCACTAATCTCTTGTTGTGTTTTGACTAACTCCAATACATCTGGATCATCAGAGATGGCAGTTTGATTTGGCTTGACTCTGATATTGGTTTTTGGGAAACTAGCACCACTTTCTTCAGCAGTGATAAACTCCACAACAACATCACGACCATTTACAGGATCGGTGATATCACCATAATCAGGATCAGCAATTATTGATAATAGTTCTTGGTAAACAGTTTTACCAAAACCCCAAAACCTAACGCCTTGTCTTTCTTCTCCACGAACAACTACTGGTGCAAAAGTTCTCATTTTTGCTTCCAACTTCTTCGCCAACTGATAATCTTCTTTGTTACCAGAACCTTTTAGTTTCTGTGCGAACTCTTCAATCGGGTCTGGTCTACCAAATGAGATTGGTGAAAGATAAGAACGATTGTTAAGATTATAATGGAAAAATAATTCAATGAAAGGATTATCTTTATTGAATGAATAAGGTACGATTCTTATTTGTGTTTTTCCTGGTTGAGGTTTCCAAAGACTGGAAGTTCGATTGTTCGTAGTCTGTAATTGACTAAGACGCTTTTTGATTGCATTTAAATCCATTGTTTAACTCCTATTGATTTATGTTTAATATTCATTGTTAATTGGTATCATTTAACGATACAATAATAAATATAACCTTGATTGATTAAAAACGATTTTATTTCACGAAAAGGCAAAAAAAGACGGCTCCTCTTTTTAAGCATGGTAGTAGGTGGATACTAAAATTTGGAGCCGTCTGAAAATCTTCATATATTAATATATATAAAGTAAATTCCTGAAAATGTATTTTATTTTTATGGTTGATTTATACCTTCGTTGATATCAATACCTGCGTTTCTTAATGAATCTGCCAACAACTCTAAGTGAAATGGATTATTACATTCTGATGGGTAGAATAACTGTGTGCCAAATTGAGTCAAACACTCCTCTCTTAATTGCCAAAATGTCTTCCTGTATTCTAATTTATTCTCCCACAATAACGCTCTGTAAATACTCACGGCACTATTGTAACAATGGCATACGGATGTACTTTCTGTAAATATAACTGGTTCGGGATGTATCTCCTCGATTGGTTCATTTGAACAGGACATGGCCAGTAATAAACTGGCCATTATCCATGTATGTTTCACTTGAATACAATTGGTAATTTGTATCTAACTCTGACAGGTCTACCATTTTGAAGTGGTGGTGAAAACTTCATTTGTTTTACCTTGTCAATGATAACATCATTCAAAACTAGATTAAAGGTATCAATTATTTCAGGCTGTATGACTTTACCATTTTCATCTATTATGAATCTAACAATTACATCACCTATCAACTCGCTTTCATGATGCACTTTAGAATCAAAATCATTATAACTAAGATTAAATGGTTTTTTTACTTGTGGTAATTGGCTCTCACCCGAAAGTGAGTTTTGAGAGGCCAACACTCCCATTAGTATTAAACAAAAAAGTCGCATTTTTTTGTTCTCCGATTTGGGTTTTATTAACTAACTGACCACTCGTGTGTTTTATCCTTGTTACCTGTTGGCATATCCGAGTCAGTCTCGCTATATAAATATAGGATCAAAATAAAAAAAACTAACATATTTAGTTAGTTTTTTGTTAGATTATGATTTTTTTAGTATTCAACTTCCCAATCATTAACATTTATGATTTTATGTATTTTTGTCTTAATAATATTAAGTCCAGAGTCGTTTGTGAGTAATAATGAGTTTTGAAATTCACCCCAATCTACTTGAAATGATTTGTCCAACACACCACCATTTTTAGACCTTATAACTTCATTTAAGGCATTGATTGTATACAATGTATTTGTTTGTTTTTTTCTATGTAGTGAAATGGTATCTATAATACCTTCTTGAAAGTTTTCTATATACTCCACATTATAAGTGCAGATTAATTGATTTGAATCTTCCTTATTGGAAAAGATGTATATCTTATCATACAATATTTCATTGCAAGTGATAATGATATTGACTATCTTATCAAGGTTTTCTTTCTTTACGAAAGTGCAGAGTAGTTGGGTTTTCATTTGATATCAGTACCTAATCTATCGTTTGCTTCTTTTAATTTTATATCAGCATAATCCTTTACACTATACTCTTTACCTTTATATATAATAATTAAACTCCCATCCTCTGCTTTTTTCCAACCAGCTTTACTAGATGTTTCTTTTCCAGATGGATTTAACCCGTAAGCTCCTGGATACTTTTCAATAATCTTTTCACTTAAAACACCCCTTTTCATCATTAAAGCAGTCATAACTGGATTAGCCATTTTTGGATTTTTAGCTGCCAAAACTTCTTTTAAACTAGCATCTTTTATACATCTTTGATATTCTTCTCTAAGTTTTTCCCTTTCACTTACTGGTGTATCTGCCATACTTAAAGCAACACCCTTATACCAATCATCAGTTCCCGATACTTTTGATGCCCTACGACCACTTGGGTCCTGTAAATACCTCGTCATTCCCATAGCGTTTAGTAATTTTTGTCCTATCCTACTTTTAACTCCTTTTATCGCATCTCTATCTTCCTTTGAAATATCTGGTTGTGATAAAAGTGTTTCCTGAATATCTGATATTTCATCTTCACATAACTTTATACTTTCTTCTAAACTTTCTAAGGTTACACTTTCATCAAAAGTAGAAGAAGCAACTTCAGGTGTTCCTAATTCTGATATTTCCACATTTGGATCGTTTATATCTTCGGTTACACCACCACCTTTTAATTTATATTTAGGGTTACCTTGAAGTCCTAATGATATTTGTTCCTCTAATGTAGTTCTTTCATTTATTTTATCAAAACCCTCTTTTTTATTTCTGAAATATTCTTCTGGTTTTGGTTTATCTCCATCCATGTGCTTATCAACATCATCTTCAAAAAATTGTTTCATATTTTTATCTTTTTTGTTCTGATTCGCTCTTGATGAACATAATACATGATTGGCTTCGTGTTCCCTATTTTTGTAATCCTCTTCTGTTGGTTGTCCTTTATCGCTATTTTGGAATCCGACCACATGCTCTAGATCCATAGATTCTAAGTCAAGTGGTTCTCCTGTATATGCATCTCTACCACCTTGTTCTAAATACATTCTCCAAATCAATATTCCCCTATCGTTGGATGGAACTTTACCTCTTTTTACCATAGGTTTACCATTTTCATCCTTTTTGATATCAGGATCATTGACATCTGATGTTAATGTTCCATCGTTTTTAATATACCCAAGAAAATGTAAGTTTTCCCCATCTTTACCAACTTTTCCTTTACCTTTCAACGCATTTTTAACAACATCAGGTAACGCATTATAACTAGCTCTGACTGTTTCTTCTGATACCTTTCTATCCCTAACTTTTCTAACACCATTTTCAACTAATTTTGGTTTGGCGTCATCATACATTTCAAATAATCTTTCTCTATTTTTATTTAATAAATCTATGTCTGTATGTCCTAACATATTTTTACCAGCACCAGCGTTTTCTCTACCTTCGTATAAATAAGCCAATGTAGTTAATATTACAACTTGTTGTTGGTCATCAGCTGTTTCTAAATTTTTCTCTAAAGTTGACCTTAAATTATCTAACTTTTTGATTACTCTCTGTTCTTCTTTTCCATCTAAATCAAATTCTGCCTTCGCCTCTAAATTACCAATTCTATCAGAAGTGGTAACTTTTTTAAGTTCTTTTCTATATGCCTCTGGATCTTCTTTTTGTAGTCTCAAAAGATTTTTTATATATTCTTTCTTACCTTTGATAGCATCTTCTTGATTTCCTCCACCATCATCTTTTTGATATTTTTTAGCTCTCTTACTCTTCTTGGCGGTTCTTGTCCAATCTGGACTATCTTCTGGTTCATCTTCTTTTTTATCTCCACCTCTTTCAAAATCAGAACCACTTAAAGAACCACCTTTTTCTTTTTCCTTTTCTTTTTCTTTTTCTTTATCATCAGGTAATGTTACTGAACCCGCCTCAACAGCTTTATCTAAGGCTTCCTTATCTTTAAAATATCTTCTTTTTTTATCTTTGGTTATTCCTACAAATGTTGTTTTGTCCGCTTCAATCAATGTATATAATAACTCACCTCTCGCTTCCATCGGCCAATTTAATTCGACCAATACTTCATTTAATGCCAATAGGTGTTTTTCATTTGTAAAATCTGGCATCCCATCTTCTACCACATCCTTTGCACATAATTCTAATAAAATCTTATCAATGATTGTCATACAAGTCTCTCCGTTATGTCATCCATTTCGTGGTAATTTTTTCCCATTTTTACTTTGGTTGGGTATTTACCATCTTGTTCTAAAATAACTTTTACTTTTTTTAAATAATCTAATTTATCCACTTTCGCATCAAAATCAAATAAAAAAGAATCATAATTATAAAGTACTATTTTACTATTATGTTCTTCTACTTCAGGTAATAACTTATTCAATACCCTAATATTGTTTTCTGTTTCCATCAATTGTATCATATAATTAAACAATTTATTTGGATTCATATCGAGTAAGTTTTTCCTATATATCTTCCTATTATAAATATCAGATAATAGAAAATCCGTTGATT